GCAATCACCGGTATGGCCGGATTCATAGGATTTCATTTAGCAAAGAAACTTACAGAGCAAGGTCATTCGGTGGTTGGATTTGACAATTTCAATAATTATTATGATGTGTCATTGAAGGTACACCGCACAAGTGAACTTTCTGATTTGGGAATTGAAGTTGAATATCATGACCTGAAGGATGCCAAATCCTTGGGTAAGTTCATGAAGAAACATACCCCCGATTTGGTGGTACATCTTGCGGCATATGCTGGTGTTCGGCATTCGGTGGATGACCCCCAATCCTATATTCAGAACAATATCGTTGGTACCCAGAACCTAATTGAGGCGATGGAAAACAATGGTATCAAAAATGTTGTGTATGCTAGTACATCTTGTGTCATGTCGGGTAATCCGGTTCCTTGGAATGAGGAAGATAAAACAGGCCACCAACTGAATCCATACGGATATTCTAAGTCCACAAACGAATCTCAATTCATGTCGTCCAAATTTGACAACGCGATAGGAATGAGATTTTTTACTGTTTACGGTCCGTGGGGTAGGCCTGACATGGCATTGTACGACTTCACCGAAAAGATTGTTGCGGGCGAACCCATCAAGTTATTCAACTATGGAGAAATGGTCCGAGATTTCACTTACATTGACGATATAATACAAGGTATCATGATATTGGTTGACCGATCATTGGGTGAAGTATCTGAAAAGTCTATATACAATATTGGTTATGGCGCGAAGGTACATCTGATAAAATTTGTTGAAGAAATTGAAAAGAATCTTGGGCGAGAAGCAATTCGTGAACTTGTGCCAAAACACCCAGCCGATACGGAATGCACATGGTCCGACACTACAAAGATACAGAAATTAGGATACAAATCCACAACCTCCATTGAGGATGGTGTGGCAAATTTCGTGTCATGGTATAAATCATATAAAGGAATCAATTGATGAAAATTGCTATTGTTGGCCACGGTTTTGTGGGCGCGGCTGTTGATTATGGATTCACCCATCCCAATGTGGAAAAGATTATAGTTGATCCAAAATATGATGGATCAAACTTGAAACACCATTACAATTCTATTGAAGATTTGAAGAATGTGTATGACATTGATGCAATATTTATTTGTGTACCGACTCCCATGAAAAATAATGGCAAGGTTGATTCGTCTGTTGTGGCTGATATTGTCAAAAAGGTATTACGTCACCAGATTACTGGCATGATTATCATCAAATCCACCATCACTCCCGACATTGCAAAGACGATAACCAAACACCCTTGGATTATATACAATCCCGAGTTTCTGATGGAACGAACTTCCAAGTCCGATTTTGTGAATCCTCCTATGCACGTCTTCGGAGGTGACCCAAAATTTGGGGGCTTGGTCAAAAACCTATATGACAACTATAGTATGTGTAAACCCTGCCCCGTGTTCTATATGTCTGCTTCGGAGGCGTCCTTCGTGAAATATGGTATCAATACATATTTGGCGACAAAGGTGTTATGGTTCAACCAATTCTATGATGTTGTCACCAAACGAGGTTCTAACTTCAACAAGGTGATAAATGCCATGACCGCTGACTCCCGCATAGGTGAATCCCATACCACAGTCCCCGGGTTTGATGATAAACGAGGTTATGGCGGGGCTTGTTTCCCCAAAGACACCCAAGCATTATACAACTATGATAAATCATTCTCTTTACTTGGCAAGGTCATTGAAGACAATAATGAATACCGAAAAGATTATGATTTGGATGACCGCGAAGTGTCACAAAATGTGAGTTTTCAGTAGACAAATCACGGAAAACCTGTTATAGTAAGTCAACATACAAAAGACATTTACATTAGGAGATTCAATATGTCATCCATAATGGATAAACTCAAGAAAAATTCCAAAATAAAAACAACCGACGTTCTATCTGATTCCAAGTTCTTCAAGGAAAAAGACCAAGTCACCACTCCCGTTCCGATGATAAACGTAGCCCTATCAGGTTCACTTGATGGGGGTTTGACGCCTGGTCTGACCGTACTTGCGGGACCATCCAAACATTTCAAATCATCATTCGCCCTTATCATGGCCGCCTCATACCTGAATAAGTATCCGGACGCCATTCTATTATTCTATGATTCCGAATTTGGTTCGCCTCAAGCATATTTCACACAATATGGTATTGACATGGACCGTGTATTACACACACCCGTAACCAATATTGAGGAACTGAAGTTTGACCTAGTCAACCAACTAGAGGTCTTGGACCGAGATGATAAGGTTATTATTGTTATTGATTCGGTCGGTAATGTCGCGTCCAAGAAAGAATTAGAGGACGCAATCAACGAAAAATCCGTGGCTGATATGTCGCGAGCCAAAGCTCTCAAGAGTTTGTTTCGAATGACCACTCCATATCTCGCAATGAAGAATATTCCTTTGGTGGCTGTGAACCATACCTACAAAGAGATTGGACTATTCCCCAAAGATGTGGTATCAGGTGGCACAGGAATCTATTACTCCGCAAATAATATCTGGATTATTGGTCGTCGCCAGAACAAAAAAGGCACCGATGTTGTTGGATACGATTTCGTTATCAACGTTGAAAAGTCCCGGTTTGTGAAAGAGAAATCCAAGATTCCTATCACCGTATCTTGGGAAGGCGGAGTCCATGATTATTCTGGTCTATTAGATGTAGCCCTTGCGGGTGGATATGTGACAAAACCTAAAAATGGTTGGTATATCCGACCCCATATGGAAGGTGATACCAATGTTAGGCATGCCGTCACCTTGACCGAAGAATATTGGCAACCAGTATTCAAAGATACTAACTTCCCCGATTTCGTCAAAGAGCAATACACCATTGGGTATAAATCACTCGTGGATATGGATGAGATTGTGGGTGATGCATAAAATGATTGATAACGTATTGATTGAAAATAAAGATTATGAACTCATTCCATCCTCGGGCGACCCAAATGATGAAAATTGGCGGATACGGGTTCTGAATGGGGATTTTGTTGAGACAATATTTCAATTTGAACCTCTGGAACTGGATGAGGACCAACATTTGAAATACAATTTTAGAGTTATACAATCACCAAGTGATGAAGCGGTAAACGAAAATAAAGCTTTACAAGACCTTGTTGGTGATGTACTATTCTCTATATTCAACACTATGGAAAAAGATAATAAATGACATTACTAGACCACGTTATTTTGCGTAATCTACTAACAAATTCTGAATATCTCAAAAAGGTAATACCATTCATCCGGCCATCATATTTCGATGCCACATATAAAATCATATTTCAAGAGTTTGTGAAATATCATGTGAAGTATTCCGATGTTCCGACTGAAGAAACCTTTCTTGTGGAACTGTCGGAATCAGATATCAATGATGATAACTATAATTCCATCAAAGGTATTATACCTGAACTATTCAACAAGGTTGATGTAGATGAAACTTGGTTGATGAACTCAACCGAGAAATGGTGCCAAGACCGAGCATTACATAATGCCATCATGGATTCCATAACCATCATTGATGGTAAACACAAGTCGTTATCAAAAAACGCCTTGCCTGAACTGTTACAAAACGCCCTCAATATCACCTTTGACAGGTCAGTCGGTCACGATTATATCGAAGATTGGGAAAACCGTTTCGCATTCTATAACACCAAAGAGGATAAGATTCCTTTTGATATAGAAATGTTGAATACGATTACCAATGGCGGTCTCACCAAAAAGACATTGAATATTATCTTAGCGGGTACTGGGCTTGGGAAATCGTTGGGTATGTGCTCGTGTTCTGCCTCATGGATATCCATGGGTTATAATGTGTTGTATATCACCGCAGAAATGTCCGAAGAAAAGATTGCGGAACGAATAGACGCCAATCTGTTGGACATTCCCATCTCCGAAATCAGTGACATACCAAAAGATATGTTCTCAGAACGTATCCGAAATATGAAGTCCAAGACAAATGGTAAACTGATTATCAAGGAGTATCCCACAGCCTCCGCGAATGTCAACCACTTTCGGGCATTGTTGAATGAACTGAAAATCAAGAAAAACTTTGTGCCAGATGTTATCGTAATCGATTATTTGAATATCTGTGCTTCCTCCAGAATGAAGACCATTGGTGGTTCAGTCAATTCATATTCCTTTATCAAGGCAATTGCCGAGGAATTCCGAGGATTGGCGGTCGAATTTAATGTGCCAATCTTGTCTGCGACCCAAACAACCAGGTCAGGATTTTCTGACTCTGACCCCGGATTGGAAGATACTGCGGAATCATTTGGTCTACCTGCGACAGCGGACTTGATGTTCGCGCTTGTGTCCTCCGAAGAGCTGGCTGAACAAAATCTATTGATGGTGAAACAACTCAAGAACCGATATAATGATATTGACTTGTACCGAAGGTTTACTATGGGAGTGGACAAACCCAAAATGAGGTGGTTGGATGCTGACCAAGGTGAGGCAAATCTGGTTGAAACAGAACCCGTATCGGCTGAAGGCTTCAGCCGAACAGAACCCGTATTTGATAACACAGAAATGAACGAAAGATTCAAAGAGTTCAAGATATGACGACTCAAAATAGATATATACACTGTAATAAAAATTTCACCTCAAATCTCACAAAACAAAAATTCATGAATATGTATATGGATTATAAAAGGGACTAGTAATGAAAGCAACATTGATAGGGTACACGCAACCCACCCAACAATTTCAACGCGACAATGGAATATTGAATGCTCAGGACCTTATCGCATATTGTGCCCGAGTATCAAATCCTGATAATCAAATGAATACGGAATCAGGGGAAAAACTGATACAATATTTGTTGAAACATAAACATTTTAGTCCATTTGAAATGGTTAATGCGCTTATTGAGGTTGAAACGACCCGTGATATTGCTCGTCAGTTATTGCGTCACAGGTCCTTCACATTCCAAGAGTTCTCACAACGATACGCGAACCCGACCAAGGACTTGGACTTCTCTGCCCGTGAGGCCCGACTACAAGACCATAAGAACCGACAGAATTCTATATCCACAGATGATGAAAAGTTACAAAAGACGTGGATTGAAAAACAGAACCAAATCATCCACGAATCCAAACTGGCATATAAATGGGCCATCGATAATGATATTGCCAAGGAACAGGCCCGAGTGGTCCTTCCCGAAGGTAATACCAATTCAAAGTTATATGTGAACGGCACCATTAGGTCATGGATACATTACATCCAACTCCGAACAAAGAAAGGAACCCAACTAGAACATATCTTGCTAGCGCGAGAAATTGGTTATGCTATTAAAAATATCTTCCCGATGATGGAGGATTTCACTTCAACTTAAATAAAAGGTGATATTATATGGAAAACATCTCCCGACACGACACCGAGGACCATAAAGGTTACGCAATCGTTGGATTCAACAATGAGACTCAAAAATACGAGGTAAAATTTTATGACGAAGAAAAACACCTATATTACACCGAAAATAAACAGGGATTATCTGAAGCCCAGTTTTATGCTGACCAATGGTCAATGGGGCATGTAAACCTATTTGAAGCGGCCCAACAAGAAATGTATTTTATGGGTTGACTTCTATTTGACCACATGATATAGTAATACTGCAAAGAGTACTGGGGGATTTTGAATATTTGTGCGACCTGATAACAGATGGCATGAATGATATTGAAAAGATTTAGTATTGTATAAATAACCAATACGATATCACAAAGGAGAGACCCCCCATGCTTAAGAAAACATTAACAGCCATCGCTTTCGCGGTGGTTGCCACAACTTCGTTTGCGTCTATTCCAGACCAACCAAAAGTTGAACCCTTGGATGAGTTTCAATTGTCGGAAATAAAATGTCTGGCACGAAACATATATTTCGAGGCTCGAGGCGAGAGTGACCTAGGTCAAATCGCTGTAGCATGGGTGACCGTCAATCGTATGAAACACGCCAAGTTCCCTGATACAATTTGTGGTGTTGTTTATCAACCATCACAATTTTCATGGACCATTTCTGGTAAGAACCGGTCAACGCCCCATAATGGTGCATGGGCAAAGGCACAATCTCTTGCGCAGAAAATCTATTTAAATCCGGGGGATGACCCGACTGAAGGGGCTACCTTCTATCACGCTAATTGGGTCAACCCTAGTTGGCGCAATCACATGGATTTGTCCGCGATAATCGGAGTTCACAAATTCTACTTTTGGGATGGCAAATGGTGAAAAATTCTGACAAATTTTACCATTTTCTGAAATAAAGGGTTATTAGCATGAAAAATGACCTAAAAGGGTTGACTTCCACTCAACAATGATTATATTAGTATTGTAAGAGAGAAAAGGATACATTATGAGATTGAAATACGCCTCTACCTATCACGACCGAATGGCGTTGATTCGTGAAGTGCACCAAGCATTTCTGCGTAAAGAGAGTGCAGGTCAAGACCCTGATTTGTATTACACAGATGCTTCGAAATACGCTGACGAGTATTACGGTGACACATACCGTGAAACCGTCAAATATGATAATGATTGGGATTGAAAGGAAATACCATGATTCTTGAACGCACCAACCACGACCGCCGTGAAATTGACCTGAGTGGGCCAGATGGTAACGCATTTGTTTTGTTGGGTTACGCCAAGAGCTACGCCCGGCAGTTGGATATGGATGTAAAACAAATCCGTGAAGAAATGACTTCGGGAGATTATGAACATCTTGTTCAAACCTTCGACAAATACTTCGGAGATTTTGTGGACCTTGTTCGGTGATTATCAAACAAGAACACACTTACTATGCAAACATCTTTATCGCTGGGGATATTTCGGCGATAAAGAATATTTGTGTGGAATTTTGTGATACTGGAATGTGTGTAACCGTAACACCTACTGAATACATATATACACATGGTAGAGAGACTGGCGCAATTGTCGGTCTTATCAACTATCCGAGATTCCCTAAATCGCCCGAGTCGATAGAGAATACCGCCTTGGAACTGGCAGAAGATTTGTTGTTAAACACCTATCAGGGTTCTTGTTCAGTACAATTTCCTGATAAGACTGTATTCATGTCCCGTAGAGAGGAAGAATGATGGACCATACAAAACTACATAAGGGAAAATGAAATGAGTAATTATAACGTTTTAGATTCACTTTGGTTTGGAAAAGTTGGAATTGTGGCTGTACAAACCGAATATGATGGTATAAAGTTCTACTTAGGAACTGGATATGGTATATCTCAAGAGGAAGACGAACAACACATTGCCGCTTGGGGCACTGGGGTTGATCCTTCAGCTATTACTCATTTCTATGAACAAAATTTATCCCGATGAAAGGAAATAAAATGCTAACTCTTGGCGATATTC